CTACAAGCGCGACCGCAACAAGTCGCGTCTCAGTGTCTCCGATTGGGGGGTACTCAAAGGCCAGTGGAAACGGCTTACCAGTGCCTACCTGACTTGCAACATGCACGTCATGCTCGCCGGTCGCGCGGGCTATGAGTATGAGAGCACCACGAGCATCGACGAAAACACCGGCAAGGAAAAAATCGAATTCAACCGCAGCGGAACAAAGATGAAAGCCGAGGGTGATTTCAGCTATGAGCCTAACCTGCTGCTGGAACTCAACCGCGTGCGCCCCGACGATGAATCAGCGCTCGGTTACTTTGGCATGGAAGGGCTGGCAAAGAAGTATGACACTGCGTCGACCAAGTGGCTGCATATTGCCGAGGTTCTGAAAGACAAGGCGCAGAAAATCAACGGCCACAATTTCGTCAACCCAACGCTCAACGACATCATGCCGCATTTGCTGGCGCTCAACCTCGGTGGCGCTCATCAGCCAGTCGATTTGCAGCGCAACAGCCAAGGGCTCTTTGGCAGTCCAGAGCAACGACGTGAGGTAGAGAAGCGCCGCGAGATTCTGCTTGAGGAAATCAGCGCTCAGATCATCAGCATCTACGGCGCCGGCGGGAGCGCAAAGATCAAGGAGGCCAAGGTCGCGCTCATCAAACAAATTTTCGGCACCGGCTCATGGACGCAGGTTTCTAACTTGCCTATAGACAGCCTAGAGCGCGGCTTTCAGATCATGAAAACTTTTCAACCGCCGGCGTCTGTTGAACAACTCAACATGCCGGCCGGAGAGGTCAACAAGCAGGAGGTCCAGCAATGAAGAAAAACACGATCCACTTTGAATCCCCCGGTGAGTTAAAAAAGCGGGTGATGACATATTGTGAGCGGCACGACATCACGATCAGCCAGTTCGGCCGCTGGGCAGCGGAATATTTTCTGCGTAGTTTCCCTAAACAACCACCCGTAGGAGGCGTCCCGCATGTCGAAGAAAAAAACAGTCGTGCAGTTTAAGTCTAATCCGCCGGTCGCGCAACAGCCAGGGAGAGCGGTTATCACCATCGACGGCATCGTGATTACCACGGTGATGACCATCGACCAGGCACGCAGCATCGTGGCTTTACTCGCCGGGAAGTTAAGGAATTCGGTTGAATCACTGCGCCCGGTCATCAACGACCTCGGCGCTGGCCTTGTTGACGCGAAACTGAATCTATCTCTGACAGCAGATCAAGAACTTATGGCGAAAACGGACGGAGAACATGCAAACTCTGACTCGGCCAACAAGTAGAGAGGCGTTTCATCATCTAGTCGAGACCGGAAAACTCGGCGCAAAGCAGCAGCAGGTCTATCATGCGCTTGAAGCAACCGGGCCTGCGACCGCAAACGAGGTGTTTGAGCATATCCGCTGCACCTCGGCAAAAGACTTTCGCTATGACTCCAACACCCGAGCGCGCTTCACCGAATTGCGTAATAAGGGTCTGATTATCGAGCAGGGTCTCAAGCGCTGTACGATCACCGGGCGCCGGGTTATCTGTTGGGCAATTCCGAACCAGCTTGTTGAGCCCGAAGTGCGCGGCGTTAAGCGTGTCGCCGACCGGGACGTGCAGACGTTCAACGCCGGCGTCGATCTCTGCGTGGCCTCGGTCATGAACACCAACAAGCTTTTTTTCTCATCCAAGGAAGTTATCGAGCTACTGCGCGACCAGAAATTACCCGTTGGCAACAGTTGAGGAGGGCGCCGATGCGACAGACGGAATACTTTTTTGAACTCACCCTAAGAATGCGCATTGTGCGCAACGGCGCCACGTGCGAGGCATTCATACAGGATGGCCCGCAACGATTCATCGGCAGCGGCAAGAGCCGCGGCGACGCTCTGAACTCCGCCGTCAAGCGCTGGCTCAATTCGATCAACCCGGATACGCTTTTTAATCAGACCAACACCGCGTTTCAAAGTTACCGCACACACTTACCATGCGAGCAGTTGCCGCCGTCGCCGGCGCAGAAAGTTAACACCCGATGACAATAACTCGATGGCTGCTAATCCTCTGCTCTCTCGCATTCCTTATCGGGTGCGGCAGTGAAGATGATTATCTTAAATTCGAGAAGTGTCTCGGGCTGGCGCTCAAAGAACAAAATAAAATCATCACCGATCAGGAGGCCGCTGACCTATGCAACCCGTAATTCCCATTATTGGGCAAACCAAGGATGAAATTCCCGAGGAAATTAAGCATGAGATTGAAAAAAGTTTCGGTCTGCAGATGTCGGAACTTTTGAAAATCGCAGTGGGTTCGGAAAATCAACAGCAGGTGCTCGCCGCTGCATTGTCGGATCAGTACCGCCGTGATTTTGGTAAGGAGATTGGTCGCTCGCGCGCGCTTCACCTAGCGATGATACTCTCACTGGCACAGTGTTTTGACGTACTCTCTTCAAAAAAGATTGCCGGTGGAGGCCACTAATGGTCATGGACGAAATGAAAACACAACGGCCCCATAGTGACGCCGACCGTGCAAAAATAGGGCGCCGCTTTGATGCGGTGACGCTTCCATTCTATGGCGAGGTGGCGCTCGGTAACGGTACGCAATGGCGCATCGGAATGTTTCTTGTGCCAAAAGGCCGATATGCAGGGTGGCTAGCAGTGGGGATCGAGGACCACGGTTTTTATATTTTTGAGGACGCCCCGCATTGGGGATACGTCAAAGAAAAGCTGGGCATCTCACATGCCAGCGACGCCCAAAGCGTTGCGGACTTTATTGCATCTCAAATGCACGTTCGGATACTCGCGCGACAAACTGCTCAGGGAGATCGAGATGCTTGGCGGCGTCGATCCAATCGTGTCAACGAACATCCCATTGCGCCGTGATGGGCTGCCTTACGCGGATCGCCGGCCGCCGTCTGATAAAGGCGTTGCCGTTTATTTCAAGCTTAAAGGCCGGCAGATGGTCTTTGCCTGCGACCGCTGGGATGGCATCGAAGATAACCTACATTCCATCGAGCTAACGATTAACGCGCTGCGAGGTATCGAGCGCTGGGGAGCCTCGCAGATGCTTGAGCGCGCCTTTACCGGGTTCGCGGCGCTGCCGGCAAAATCAGAATGGTGGGAAATCCTGGGGTTCAAGAGCGGTGCAATCGCCTCATTCGATCAGGTGAAAGAAGCCCGTAACCGACTGGCGCAGCAGCATCACCCGGATAAGGGAGGCAATCTCGACACCATGGCCCGCATCAACGCGGCGTTTGAAGAGGCAAGGAGGCATTTTCAAGCATGAGCACCATGGAAAAAAAGACCGACGATGTACTCAACGCTTTCGAGGCCTCACGCATCCTCAAGGTGCAACCGCATGCGGTGCGTTTTTTCGCGCGCGAGCACGGTCTCGCCTCTCTTGAGTACAAGCGCGGTCAGCAAACGGTGCAGGGCTTTCGCCGTGAGCAAGTAGAGGCGTGGGCTGCCGATAACGCGGCACTGCTCGCCGCAAATCGTGGCCGCGGACGTAAGACGCATTGCAACAAACTCACCACCGATCCACGCCCTGATTATAAAATGCCACCGCCGGCCAAGCCGGTCTATGTCGAGCGTGATGGTAGCAAGGCAATCTCGTTGACGTTTGACAGGGCATCGCTCCCGAAAAAAGGAGCGCGGATCAGCATCGTCAGCACGCCATTAAAAGAACACGATCCCGTTGAAAGACCCAAGCACTACACCATGGGCGCCATCGAGGTTATTGACGCAATCGAGTCCTGGGCACTCAACTACCATCGCGGCAACGCCGTGAAGTATATCGCGCGCGCTGGCCGCAAAGACCCGTCGAAAGAGGCCGAGGATTTGAAAAAGGCAGTCTGGTACCTGCAACGTGAAATCAATCTTTTAGAGCGAGGTGGAGAATGAGCGCAACCTGCAGATCATGTCAACGGCCGATCCGGTGGATCAAAACCCTGCGAGGTAGTAGCATGCCGGTCGACGATAAGATCGTGACCGTCATCACGCAGGATGGCCAGGTCGTCAAAGGCTGGCAGTCGCACTTTGCAAGTTGCCCGGCTGCAGATCAGCACCGCCGCCACAACGAAGGCGAGAGAAATCTGCGGCGGGACTACCAGACCAAAGATAATTTCGGAGTGTGACCATGGGGCTGCTTGGTAAACTTATAAAGGCGACAATCGATACTGCTTTGCTGCCGGTCGACGTTGTACTCGATGTCACGGTGATAAACCCGATTCTGCATGACGAAATCAAAACACCTCAACGCATCAAGGATATCGTTAAAGACCTAGAAGAAGCCGGCGAAGATGCTGGGAATGGCGATTTTCTATGACCGCCAGAAGCAAAACAAAAATTATAGGGATTAGCGGCCTTGTAGCCAGCGCCCCGCTGCTGTGGGCTTTCTACTCATGGGCAAAAACGGAATTCACGCCGCGGTATGAGTACACGCAGTTGCAGCAGATCGTCGCCTCGCACGATCTCGAACTCACCTATCAAGCGCTGCTGCGTCAGTATGAATTCCTGCAGAAGCTTCACCAGAAAAACCCCGGCGACGCGGAGATCAAACGCAAGCTCAAAGACACCGAGCGTCGACTACGGGAGATCGAAAAGCAATTGCAAAATCGGGTGCTCGGTTGACGCCGGCGGAACTCTACAAGCTCTGCAAGAAGCAGAAGGAACTCGGGTTGACTAGGCTGCCATTGGCTATGGCGGTACCAAAATCATTGCGCAACAGGCGTATGCAAAAGAAGGTCCGCACGCCATTCGGGCTCTGCGATTGGGGAGGTACTGGCGATCCTGACAAAATCGTCATTTGGGCCGATGTCGACAGAGTTCTCAAGACGATTACGAAAACCGCATTTGAGGTGATCGAGTGAATTGCCATCAACCTGCAGGGTAGCTCAGTGGTAGAGCGCGGGCCTCATAAGTCCGATGTCGCCGGTTCAATTCCGGCCCCTGCTATAAAATTTACAGCCGAAAGGCAGGAAGCAGCAGCATGACTCATCAGGAATTGATTTTGCGACTCGCCAGCAATTTTGACCTGGCCAACAATCTTGTTTTCACCGAATGCCGACTAGGCAGCACGTGGCTGAATGGCGGGGTGCCGATCCCTGATCTCGTTGTGATCGCCAAGAGCTACACGCGCCCGAATATCCGCATCTACGAGGTCAAGGCAACGCAGAATGACTTTGCCGGCGATCTACGCAGCCATAAATGGGAGAAATACCGTGGATACGCCGAGCGCATCTACTTCGCGCTTGGACCGGATATAGAGCCGCCGGATTGGTTCAACAAAGATTTTCCGTGCGGTTTGGTGCGCATCGGAGAGAAGGGAGTGCGCACGCTCAGGCCTGCACCACCGAGTAAAGATTGGAAACCCTGGACCATGGAGGTCATGCTCTCTCTGTTAATTCAAGGGCGCTGCATGAACTTCAACAACGAACTATCGGCGTTGCATGAGGTGATCGAAGCGGAAACAAAACTGCGCGAGGTGAAGGTGCGCGACGGCCTAAACCGGTACCTCAAAGAAGTCACTGATCGTGAGCACGCAGTCGCAACCAGAGAGGAGCGGTGCGCGGCGTTGGAGACCGCGGCTTTCCATGCTGTTGCCGATTACGTTAAAAATAAGCTCGGCTTTCATGCGTATTGTGGCGGTAAAGATAGCCGTGATGTCGTCGTCGCCTTGATAGAAGGTTACTCTCGGTATCTGCTTCATCAGATCACCCGCGACTTTAGCCGGCGACTGCAGGAAAAAACTCAGCCAGTGGCAGTCGAACAGCAAATTGAGGTAAGATAGGGCAATGCAGAATGAAGCCACCGCCGAGCAGCAGCTTTCAACCACCCAACCCCGAGAAATCGGCAGGCGCTCAAAGCGCACCTGGCGCGCCATGCTGCGATACTTCCGCGCGCTGCGCGATGGCCAGGCCTCGCTGGTATCGATGGTGCAAGCCGGTTGGACAAAGCCGACGCTCTCAAGTTACCGCCGTGACCCTAACTTTCTTGCCCTCGAAGAGAAGTACAAAGATCAGGGGTTGGCCGCACTCGGCGCCAAGGCAAAGACCGGGTTGGTTACCTGTCTCGATAACGGCTACTTTCCTGCAGTGCGTTATGTGCTGGACAGGATCGAGCCAGCGTGGCGACAGCAAGAGACTATCAGCCCTGGCACTCAAATTGCATTACAGGTGATCGTGCAAAATGCCATTGAAGCAAATCCATCAGCAATATCCGTTGTCGCAGAAGCGATTGGCATTGGAGGTGGGGAACTCCTACAGGCCGGCAACGGGGATGCAGGATTACCTGCGGCAGAACTACTTCAACGACCCGGTGGGGTTCGCGCAGAACATCCTGAAGGTCAAGAACGTCTACGAGAAACCGCACCGACAAACACTTGAATCCCTAGCGCAATGGAAACCGACGTTGATGCGCTGTGGCCACGGCGTCGGCAAGAGTTTCACCATGGCGTTGGCGATCCTCTGGTTTTTCTACACGCGCCCATTCTGTCGCATCCCGATCTTTGGCCCCTCATGGGCGCAGCTAAAAAACTTCCTCTGGTCTGAAATCGACAAGCTCTGGCTGCGGCTGCCACCGGAGTTTGCCGCCATCGCGCACAAGACCGAGGTGCAGAATTTCTACATGCGCGATTACCGCCGGCAGTGGGCGGCGTTTAGCTTTGCGCCGGCAAACAGCGATCTCGTTGAGGGCTTGCACGCGGGTTTCATTCTGCAGGTTTTTGAGGAAGCTAAGGCCATCGAGAAAGAGATCGTCGACGCCGCGCAGGGCGCCATCACCAGCAAGTATTGTCTGCCGTTCGGCGGCTCAACGCCTGGCGATGCAGAGGGTTTTTTCTACGAGGCCAACACCAGCCAACGCCATCTCTGGAACATTATCCACGTCAGCCAATACGACAGCCCGCTTGTCGACCCTGAGAGTATCAAAGACAAAGAGCAGCGCTGGGGTCGCACCAGCCCGCTTTTCCAGACCAAGGTGCTCGGGGAATACCCGGCAGAGGGTATCAACAAGATCGTGCCGCTTGCGGCGGTTGAGGCCGCCATGGGGTACAAGGATAAGGTGGAGGGGCGCAAGGCGCTAGGCGTGGACGTGGCGCGTTTTGGCGATCACCAGACCGCGTTTGTGCTGCTGCAAGGGTTTCAGGTGTTGCGGCATGAGACCTATGGCGGCAGGGATACGATGTACACCTGCGGGCGGATCATGGACTACGTGCAGAAAGAGAACATCGAAGTCGTTGGCATCGACGACCGAGGAGTCGGCGGCGGCGTCACGGATCGCTTTCGGGAGATCAAACCGCATACTGTGGACATCGTACCGGTAACGGGCTCTGAGTTGCCAGACGATTCGGTGAACTATGAGAACTGGCAGACCGAGATTCTGTTCACCATTGCCGAGAAACTGAAAGCCGGTGAGTTGCGGCTTGGCGAGGCCGAGGAGGTACGCAGCCAGCTTACAACGATACCCTACACCATCAGCAGCCACGGCCGTCTGCTCATGCCCCGCGACTTCCACCTGCCCGACCTGGCGTCTGCGTTGACGCAAGGGATATGGGCGCTCATTGCCGGGCAGCGAGCAAGTCTATCCGCGATGTCGGACATGAATGCCTCGGGGTTTATCGGCGGCCGTCGCTCAAGCTTTGACTGACATGCAATGTCATTGAAAATTAGCTTGCCACCGCTAGCGCGTCTACCTACCCTGTAGCCATGGCTCGAAAATCCACCGTCTACCCCGATCAACAGGTCGCCAACAAAAGGCCAAAGAAACCGGCGCTTAACGATGCCGTAGGCGTCCAGGGCTTTACCGTAAATTGGGGTTTCGACAACATCCGCGACAAGGATGAGTACAACTCCAACCTCGAAGGCGCTGAGGCCGTCCGGGTATTCAATAAGATGGGGCGTAACGACCCGGTTGTGCAGGCGGTACTGCTCTTGCTGGAAATGCCGATCACCACGGCAGACTGGACTATCGAGCCCCCGCAAGACCCTACAGATAAAGAGTTGGAGATCACCGAGTTTTGCCGCTGGGCGATATTCAGTGGCATGGAGCAGGATTTCAACACCATCCTGCGCCTCGCTTTGAATTGCCTGCGCCTCGGGTTTTCGCTCACCGAGAAGATTTACGACCAAGACACGCAGGGGCGCATCTACGTGCGCAAGCTGGCGCCGCGACTGCAGAGCACCATCGAGCAGTTTATCTACGACGATCAGGAACGGCTGATTGCTTTCCACCAGCGCATTCACTCTGGCAAGTACGCCGGCGACTACATTATGGAGCGCTGGAAAACAGTTTTGTGGATCAACCGCGGTGAGGTCGACGGCCCGCGCGGGCAGAGTATTTTACGCGGTGCGTATAAGCCGTGGCTGCGCAAAGAGAAGTTTGAGAAATACCAATCGCTGCAGTACATGCGGCACGGCGTCGGTATCCCGAAGATCACCGCGCCTGAGAAGTACACCGAGGCGGATAAAGAGGCGGCCACTACCTTAGCGGCTAACCTGCGGGCGCATCAACAGGCGTATGCGTTTCTACCCAGCGGGTGGGAATTGGATTACCTCGATCAAGGGCAGAGCAAGCATATCGACCTGTTGCCAGGAATCAAATACTGCGACGACAAGATCATGCAAAGCGTGCTCGCGCAGTTCATGCAGTTCGGCATCAGCGAAACCGGCAGCTACTCACTGTCAGAAAACATCAGCGACATTTTTCTGAAAAACTTGGAGGGCACTGCCAAGTACATCGCCGGCGTCATTGACCGCGAGATCATCGCCAGTGACTTAGTGGCGCTGAATTACCCGAACATCGAACCAGGACGCGAGCCGAAGCTCACTCCTAGCGGCATCGTTAGCACCGCGATCAAGGAAATGGCGGAGGCATTTGCTACCGCGATCAGCAGCGGCGCCGTCACCCAAGACGAAGAGACCGAGGATTTCATGCGCCAGACGCTCAAGATGCCGAAGAAGCAGCGCAAGGAGACCAACGCACCGGCTGCTAAACTATCTGAGGTGCCGACCCGTAAGAAGATAAAGGCGGCTCAAAGCGTTTCCATCGTCGACATTCCCGCTGAGTTGCAGGGGTATCCAATTTTCCAGAAACGCCCTGTTCGGCAACCTGAGTGCTTTGTTACCTGGCGCGCCATCGAGGGCACCATGGATAGCGCGATCAGCCAGATCGTGCAGGTTACGACAAGTGTGCGCGAGAAGGTGATCGCCGATCTCAGGCAGCAGGTGCTCGACGCTTTGCGTGATGGCCAACCTTCCGCGGCGTTTAATATCGCGGTACCGGATGAGGATGAACTGGCAACAGCGGATGCCATTGTCGAGGTGCTATCGCATGTCTATGACTACGGCCGCGAGACAGTTGGCGCCGAGCAAGAGCGTCAGATGGCTGCGGCAAAGCGCAAACAGAAAGCCGCGGAGTTAAAAAAGCCGCCCAAGGTCAAGAAAATCAACCCCGCTAAGAGTATCGCCAATCCTCAGAATGCGGAGGCGATCTTGCAGGCAATGGCTATCCGCGTTGGGCAGCGAGTTTGGCAGCAGTTGGAAAACACGGCGCGCGACTTGGTGATCGCCGCTATTGCCCGTGGTAACGCAGATGTCGAGTCGATCATGGAGGAACTGGCGGCATTGAGCGGCAGGCAGCTTGAAACCGCAGCGCGCTCGGTTGTGCCAGAGGCTTTCGGTAAAGGCCGTGCTTTCGAGATCGAGCAGCTTGCTGACACCATCGAATTTGTCGAACTCTCAGCGGCGCTTGACGCCAACACCTGCAGCGAGTGCGAGCGCCTGGACCGCAATACCGGGCCTATTATCGTTGGCTCTCCCGAGTACGATCAGTACATGCCACCCCTTACCTCGTACTGCCTGGGAGGTAGCCGCTGCCGCTGCCTATATGTTGCGACGTTCGATACCGCACCGCCGGAAGCGTAAAGGGGGGAATGTGTGGCCAAGCCGACAAAAGAGTTGAGGTCGCTGGATGAGTTTAACGCCGAGAAAAAGGCGTTCTATGACGCCATCGAAAAATATCCGAAGCAGAACGGGATTGCGTGCCCGAAGTGTTCCAACGAACTCTGCGATCATAGTGATATACTCATGACGACGCCACCGCAACGCAGAGTGTTCTGCGCGTACTGTGGCTTTAAGGGGTATCGACTATTATGATGGACATGACATGAAATGGTTGAGCCGGTTAATCACGAGAGAGATCAAGGTTCTAGCAAACCTCGAACCCGCAAAGCAGAGATTGTTTCGGGCCTTACCGTGGTTGTGTCTGTTCCTATCCTTGCTCTCGCTGTCAGTATTTATCGGGAGCTACGCGAGTCCCGCCGTGCGGACAGCGCCGCCATTGAGCAGCGTATCAGGCAAGCAGAGTCCGCCTGCGTCATCGCGGTTGCAGAAGAGAGAGACCGGGCCCGCGACAGGGAAAGCGAACTACAAGCCGATATTCGAGAACTCCGTACGCAAATTCTCAACCTCCGGGGTCGACGGTGAATAAGCTCATCGCGCTGATCTTATTTGTTACCTATGGATGTCAGCCAGCACTCGCGCAGGAAAAGCTCAAGAGCGTTGTGGCAAAACCCGGCGAACCGGTACCTGCCGGGTGGATTTGTTACGACCCAACAAGTCTTGAAACGATTGATGCCTCTCAGCGGCGTGGGCTCGATTGCGAGATCAAGCTCCGGCAGTCGCAGCAGCAGATCACGGCGTTGAGAACTCAGATTGAGCAAGACGTACGCATTACCTATGAGCAGGCAGGCGAGTGGTACGATGCCACTTGGTTCAAGCTCTCTGTCGGTGTCGCCGCCGGGCTCACAATGGGTATCATTATAGGCGTGAGTTTTCGTTGACGGATATGACGCAACAGGTTGAGACGGCAGAGGGCAAGCTGGTTAAAGAGATGGCGATCATGCGCCACCACCTAGCCCGCAAGTGCGATGAGGAGGTCTGCTGGCAGCGCTACAATGACCTGCTGCGGCGCTCTCAGCGCTCAAAACGCCGCGCGTACTGTGTGATGGTCATGCTCTCAGCCGGCGCCGCGGCGCTTAATTCCGAGATGGCGCAGATGCTACTGCACCGCGTTGCAGATATATTAGATAAGTAAATCAAATACTTGTATAAATTGTTTCACGTGAAACATTCAAACTGTTGACAGACCATACACTGCATCGCCATGCTTGCGGCATGCCGTACCAGAAAAAGTCTAGGAAAGCTGGCGAAGAGGAGTACGGCAGCGTTGCCGACCTGCCAGAGCAGTTTTCGACCCTACCTACCGACGCCAAGCTACTGGTTAAGGATATCCTCAACAATTTGAGCTATGCCGGCTTGGATGAGGTTACTCGGAATGCCGCCGCCTGGGGCGCGGTTGAAAAACACTACCAGCAACAGGCAGACGGCACCTGGATTCGCCGTGAGCCTAACCCAAAATTTAAAGACGCCAACAAGCGCAGTCATCTGATACTGCTACGTGCAGAGTTTGCTGGCGCCGCGCAATCGTGGATTCAGATTTTCAAGCCCGGCAAATTCGTTCACGAATACTACGGTGAGTTTGAGATCACCGACAAGATGCTGCGGCAAATGGCCAAGCAGTTCGATGAGAGCGGCCGCGACGTGATGGTGGACTACAACCACGGCAGCGGCATGGCGTTTTCACCCGATCAGGGGAAGGCCGCTGGCTGGGTGCGTGAACTCGATGTAAGGGACGACGGAATGTACGCGCTGATCGACTGGACTGCCGCCGCCGTCGAGTACATCAAAAATGGAGAGTATCGTTTCATCAGCCCTGAGTGGTCGGATCAAGGCCGTGACAAAGAGGATGGGCGCGTTATCGGTCCAATTCTCTACGCGGTCGCTCTCACAAATCGACCGTTCTTGGAAGGCATGGAACAAGTAAAGTTGACAAGCGTGCCACTGTCTCATCAGAGTGTAACTCAGCAAGTGAAGCAATCGAGTAATGGAGGTCTGAGCATGAAACTACTTGAAGCAATCCGCGCTCGACTCGGGCTGTCGGAAAAGGTTACCGAAGAGGAGGCGATCAAAGCTCTCGACGAAAAAGAGAGCATGACGCTTTCAGAAATTCGCAAACTCGCCGAGCCGAAAGAAGGCGAAACAGTGATCGCCGCCGTCGGCCGCGTCATCACCTCTTTGAAAGAGGCGAGCACGAAGCTGGCCGAACTCGGCAAAGCCAACGAGGGCTTGACCAGAGACCGCGACGAAGCGCGCGACTCCCTGAGCAAACGAGTATCCGAGCACGTTGCCGACCGCATCATCCTATTCGAGAAGAAGGCAACCCCGGCGCAGCGACAGAGCATTGTTGATCTTTGCCTGAAATCAGGTGAGTCCGCAGTGCAGGCCTTTTACGCCAGCGCCCCGGTACTAGGTCACTTCAAGACCTCTGGGGTGCAAGGTGGTGAGCAGGATGGTGATGTTAAGCTCACCGATCACGAGTTGGAATGGTCCAAGAAACTCGGTGTCGATCCCAAAAAGATCGTCGAAATGAAAAAACGCGACGCGGCTAGCGCAGCGCAGTAACGGGAGGGCTAGAAAATGGCAGTTTTAACAGCAGATCGTAATTTCTCAATCAACGGTGACGTGGTTGGCCGGCAGAGTTATCCGGTCAAAGACGCAGCGTTAATCTACAAGGGCGCCATGGTCAGCCCTGCAGCAGCGGACGGATACGCGCACGGCCTTGTGGCGGCTGAAAAGTTTCTTGGCGTTGCCGAGGAGAAGGCGGACAACAGCGCCGGCGCCGATGGCGCTATCGAAGTCGTCTGTTTGGCGGCTGGTACCGTACGGTTCACCGGGCAAAGCGGTTTCGCTCAAACAAATCTCGGCGCAACGGTCTATGCGTCGGATGACGCGACCTTGACTACGACCTCTGCGGGTAACAGCGCAGTTGGCACCATCGTCAGGGTAGAGAGCGCGTCGATCATTTGGGTCAAGTTGAACGTCTAAGGGAGGGATGAAAAATGCTAGTTACCAAAGATTACGTCGCGGGAGTTTTTACAAACTTTCGCACCATGTTCAACGAGGCCTACTCGGCTGCACTGCAGCAATTCAAGATCGAGAGGCTGGCAACCGAGGTGCCGAGTGAATCGGATACCGAGGATTATAGCTGGCTTGGCGACATGCCGAGCATGCGAGAATTTCTCGGGCCTCGTGTTTTTCAGCAATTGATTGTCAACCACTACTCGATCCGAAACAAGGATTGGGAAGTTGCGATTGAAATCAAGCGCTCGGTTTTCGAGGATGACGGCAAGGTCAAGACGATACAGCCGCGGATCATGGACCTCGCTGCTGCCGCTGCAAGGCATCGTTACAAACTACTCACGCAGAACATCCTGGCGAATAACGTCAGCTACGACAACGTGGCGATGTTTGCGACCACCCATAACATCGGTGGTCAGGGCAACCAGAGCAATCTGCTTACCGGAACCGGCACAACGCTAGCTCAAGTGCAGGCGGATTTCTTCGCCGCGCGCGCAGCGCTGATCGCTTTCAAGAGCGAGAGCGGTGAGCACTTCAACATCGCTCCCAAGCTCCTGGTGCTTGCACCGCCGAGCCTTTGGGGTGTGTTCGATCAGTTGCAGAACGCGACGATCATCTCTCAAACCGAGAACGTGCTCAAAGGGCAGTTCGAGTTGGAGATCAACCCTTACCTAGCCTCGCTGTCCGGCGGAGACGCGAATGACTGGTACCTGCTCAACACACTCGGGCCGATCAAGCCGTTTGTGTTCCAGAACCGGCGCTCGCCTGATCTCGTCGGCATCACCGATCCCGAGAGCGAGCATGTGTTCAAGCACAACACTTTCTTGTGGGGATCGTCCGCCCGCTACAACGTCGGCAACGGCCTGTGGCAGATGGCTATCAAAACGACCAACACCTAATCTCGGGTGTGAGATATACAAGCACCCTTGAGGTGCCATAGTAGAGGGGGTGGTCCGGCTCAGAACTGGGCTGCCCCCTCTGATTTTGAGGGCTAGATAGTGGCGATCACCATACCGACAAACGGCTACTGCTTGATCGAGGATGTTGCCAACATTCTCAGTCAGCGAACTTTTACCCCGGACAGCAAGCCATCGTTGGCGGATGTCGAGGGGTTTATCACCGACGGGTTCATTAAAATAAATGATGCCCTGAGAGCGCAGGGTTACGCTGTACCGCTCACAAACGCCGGTGACGTGGCAACCGTCAAGGTCGTCAATAAAAAGCTCGCTGCGATCCAGGTGGAGATCACCATAGCCCTCGGGCTTGGCCGAGAACTCAGCGAGGGTGTGGCGTTGCTGAAAGAGGATTGTGAGGCCTGGTTCAAGGGCTTGGCAGATGGCGAGATTCAACTCACGTCCGGCGCCTCAAGCACGTATGAGCCCGCTGGTCAGCCGGCACTCGCCCCCGGCGGTGAGGATGAGACCCCGGATTTCAAGATCAGCGATCCGGTGATTTGATGGCGCTGGTGCGTTTGCAGATAGGGCTTGAAGGCGACCGGCAGGCCAACGAGTTACTTTTCACCCGCAAAAAGAACGTCGAGGATTTCCGGCCTGTATGGGCTGACATTCGCAATTTTCTCATGCAGGTCATGCGCGAGCAGTTCGATACCGAGGGCGCCAGGGCGGCGAAGTGGCAGCCGCTTTCGAAAACGTATGCGGCGTGGAAGTCACGCAACTACCCTGGCAAGACAATCCTGCGCCGAACCGACCGCCTTTTCAACAGCCTGACAACTCTCGGCGCCCCGGATCAGGTGTTTGAATCCGATAAGCTTTCGATGATATTTGGCACCCGCGTACCATATGCCGCAAAGCATCAGTTGGGTGAGGGCCGGGTGCCGCAGCGCCGTATACTCAGCTTGACGGTTAAAGACCGCCTGGCGATCCGCAACCTAGTGCGCGAGCACATTGCCAAGGGGCCGTTATGATACGCGACGTGCTCGATGAGATGAAAGCGCAGTTGGAGCAGAACATTGCCGCCAAGCTTGAGGCACAAGACGACAAGTACGACGATGAGAAAATCAAGGTCTCTACCGAGAAAGCTTTCGTCTACGTCGGCGAGCGCTCGATCATGAGCATCCAGACTTTCCCGGCCATCGTGCTGATACCGTTCGACAGCGAGGCGGTGGAACTCACCAACAGCCGTAAGGACATGATGCACAACATCGCAATGATCGTGCTGGTGGTCGACGCCGACCCCGAGAGCGGGCAAAAGCGGGCCTGGACGATCCTACGCGCTGCCGAGAACGTGTTCGAATCACAGGTCGGGCAGTGGCCTTTGGGGGTGATCGCCGAGTACAAAACCATGGAGATCAGTTACGCCGAACTCGGGGGGATTCAAGCCGGCAAGGACTTGACCGCCTGGACTTCGGCGATTCGTTGCCGGGTGCGCGAGCGCATCACGGCGTATTCGTCAACTCAAGTTTGAGGTGTTCCATGAGCGAGAACGAAAAAAAGGGCTTTGCAGTGCGTGAGGGTGGCACCCATTACGTTGATGCCGAGGGTAACCCGCTGCCAGCGCCAACAGAAAGCAAGAAATCAAATAAGTTGAAAAACCGGGGGTCGTCAGTCCAGAATGACGGCGAGACCTCGACCACGGAAGATAAGGAGGGTTGAGCAATGCCACTTATAGCACAACGCGCGGCCTTGGCCGCAAAACAAGAGACCGTTGAGGGTACACCCGAGACCCTAGCGGCCGCGGACGTGATTCTCGTTTACGAGCCCACGTTCGACGACCCTACCGACATCCATGAGCGCAACCCGATCCGGCCGACGCTCTCGCAGATGAATCAGGTTGCCGGTCGCCGGTACGGTCGCCTGACATTTAAGGTAGACCTCAAGGGCTCTGGCACCGCCGGCACCGCGCCGGAGTGGGGTAAGCTCCTCAAGTTCTGCAAGATGAGTGAGACCATCGTGCCAGCTACATCAGTCACCTATGCACCGGTAAGCACCGGCGATCCATCGGCGACGTTGGCATTCTACGTGGACGGCAAAAAGTATCAGATCGCCGGCGCGCGCGGGACATTCCGCTTCGCCGCCTCGGTCGGCGAGATCATCCGCCTTGAGTTTGAGTTTTGGGGCATTGTGTCAATCGTCGACGCCGCGTTGCTTACGGGTACGACGTTCGATACCACGGTGCCGGTGCCGTTCATGGGATCGGCATTCACCCTGCACGCGGATGCCAATTTCATCGCCGAGTCATTCGAGTTCGATCTCGCCAACGAACTCGCGCTGCGCCCGAGCATCAAGGCCGCTACTGGTATCGCCAGCGTGCTGGTGAGCAACCGCGTACCCGTCGGCGCCATCAAGGTTGAGGAGCGACTGGTTGCGGACTTCGATCTCTACGGCAAGAAGTATACAAACGTCGAGGGTTCGTTGTCGATGCCTGTTGGCGCCACCGCCGGCAACATCGTTACGCTCACGGCACCGAAAGTGCGGTTCACGGATTTGCCGCAGGAATTCCGAGACAACATCCTGGTGATTAACGTCGGTCTGCGCTTCAACATGAGCGCCGGCGACGATGAAATCAGCATCGCGTTGACGTAATCAACAGATCAGCCGAAAGGCAGGAGGTAATAGAGATGTCAGAGCCGAAGAAAACAACCACAATGCCCTCGGGGTTGCCTAGTGTCGACCAGCTTTTCGATAACGACAAGCGCGCGTGGGTCGACTGGAAAGACGGCATTCGTTTTTTAATCAAGGCGGTCAATCGCCATCTTATCAGTCAGTGGCTCGAAGAGTGCCGGGTAGTCGAGTACGATCTCCGCGCAAAGGAAAAAAAAGAGAGCCAGGATAACGAGAAATTCAAACGCCGCATGCTGCCGCATGTTCTAGCTTGGAAGGGCTTGACCTATGGCAAGCTCTCGAAGCTCGGCAACAGTTTTCAGGATTTCAGCGGCACCGAGCATGCGGACACCGAGCTACCGTTTGACGACGCGCACAAGATCGCGCTGCTAGGTGGCGCGGATGGCCTTGAAATATGGCTGCTTGATCGCATGCGCGAGGCGCATACTTTCATCGACGCCGAGGTTGACCGGGAAAAAAAAGCCTAAGAGAGTGGGCGCAGTACGTCTTTAACGACAAGAATCTCGTCTGCTCTCGGTGCGAGGAGGATTTCGAGAAATGGGCAAAACCCATACCAGACTGCCGGCAGTGCCCATTCTACGACCTGCAGAATCGCTTCATGCCGGAGAACAACCAGGCGTGGTCGCTGTATTCCACGCTGAGAAGTACCTGCGACGTACTCAGCGGCCTGAATTACTCGGCGGTGCAGATGTTGTTTAAACTCCACCCGCAGCGTGATGAGCGCGTAACTTTCGAGAAGATCGTGCTGCTCTATCATGAGGATATGAAGGCACGAGCGGGTAAGCCAGCGGCTTTTGCAGCCACCTCAATGATGAGGAATAAACGCCATGGCTGAAACCGCTGTTGTCATACCCATACGTGCCGACGATCAGAATTCCTCTGCAACGCTTAAGAAGGTAACCGCTGATCTCGCGTTGCTGCGCAAAGAAGTCAACAACACCAACGCTGCAGCAAATCAAGCAGCCAAGAGCAGCGAAAACTTTGGCAGCAGCTTGGCATCGCTCGCAGCGAGAGTCGCTGGTCCGGCAGTGATTCTCGCCGGAATGTACAAGACCCTGAAAACCGGCATTACTGAAACCGCGGAAACCGAGCGCGCCACTAGGCTGCTCGAAAATCAGTACGCAGCCATCGGCGTTACCAGCAAGGCGGTCACGCAGGACATCATTGCATTCGCCAGCGCCCTTGCGGAAAAGACCGCGCAGGATGACGACCAGATTATCAACATCGCCAGGCTACTCAGTAGCTTCGGCGTCTACGGTGACCAGTTAAAGCAGGCGACACAGGCGACCCTCGATCTCTCGGTGTCTTTGGGCATTGATCTCGAAAGCTCGGCTAAACTTCTCGGCAAAGCCATTGGCGGCAGCACCGAGGCTCTGACACGCTATGGGCTTACGGTTAAAGATGGCATCACCCCGAGCGAGAACCTGAAAAACATCATGATCGAGATGCGCGAGAAGGGATTCAGCAGCGCCGCCGCGGCGGATGTCAACACCCTTGCAGGTGCATTCCGATCACTCACTGAGTCTTTCAAGGATTTTGCCAAGTCAGTTGTGGAGACCTCCGGCATAGGCACGGCGATCAAATTTATCGTCGAGAATTTGACTACAAGCGTCAAGGGCGTGGCAAATTTTTTAAAGACCGGCAGTTTTCAGGAACTCCCAAATCTCAGTATTGCCGAGCGTGACGCCAAGCAGCAAATAGCGACGATAAACAAGACACTGCAGACGCAGGCTGACAAGCGCGCTATGCGCGAGAAGCAGATCACCGATGCGAAGAAAGAGGAAAAGGAAACTCTCGCCAAGCTAAAAAAACTTTCTGAGGAAATCGACCGTGAGCGCTCAGATTTTTTTCAAGAGCAAGAGCGCGCCGCAGACTCTCTCAGAGGAGAAGAGGAGAAAATCAACGACCTCTACGCTGAACGCGCTGCGCTGGTAGAAGATTTAAAGGCCAAGAGTTTCATTACCGAGAGCGAAGCACAGCGAGCCATGGAGACATTCGTTACCGCCTATAAAAAGGGGATACAGGATATCTCGCTTGAGGCCACAACCAAGGCCAACACCGAATTGACACAAAGCATCTCAGGTTCGCTGCAGGGCATCACCGGGGGGACCGCCGCGGGTACTGGACTCACCGGTCTGCTTGGAATGCTCGGCGGCTCTAATGGTTTGGGCGGTCTTAGTGCCGGGGCTACCGGGGCATTAGGTGCCGCCGCCGGAGGCCTGGGGGTATTCTCCGCGATCCTGCAGGCGCCAACAATGATTGTCGACTTTTTCACCGGCATCGTCGACCAGTTCAATCAGTTCGCCGAGAGTGTCAGCGAGATATGGACCTTTATTTTCGGCGACGTGGCGAAATTCCAGACGCGCGCCGAGGCGCTGTCCGGCGCTATCAAGGGATTTGATGAGCGCTGGCAAAATCTGCAAGAGAGCATCGAAGATGCGGCGATGACCACGCAATCTGCGGCTGCCAACCTGAGTACTTACAATGGTCGTGTGAAAGAGGGTCAGCAGGGTATCGACTCAATCACAGCCGACATAGAGGACTTATTTCAACGCCGAACCGATCCGCGCAATGGCCTTATCCGCTTTGGCGAGGGCAGCCGTGAGGAGATCAACAAGTCGTTCGATGAATTGGAAAAGGCCATTCAAGAGCAGGTGAGATTGCTGCAGAATCAGCATCAGGCGGCGGTTGAGGC